ACGCTCATATCTTTTTTAATTTTTTTGTATTTTTTTAATCCTAAAAGCTGTCTTATTTTTTGAATAATCGGCTGCACCTTAAATTGATTCGTGCATTGGCGTTTCATTAATCCTTTTTTTCCTGTTTTAATATTAAGACTGTAAAAAGGAGCTATTGGAAAATCGGAATTTAATAACAGATCGGTAAGATTGCCTTCAGTAATAGTATAAACAGGATAAGTTAATTTTGTTTTAAGCCAAGCTAAAAATTTGTAAGTGTCAGCGCTTTCTGCTTGCACGTCAGCGAAGATTGCTGCATCAACCATTGGTATTTCTCCACGTTGGATCATTAATGCTAGTGTGGAACTTTGAACGCCAGCTCCTAAGCTTAGTATTCTTAACTTCATCCAAACTGCTCATAGATATTTCTTTCATGCTTGGCTTTCTTAATATCTTTTTTAACTTTCTCTTTTCCTTTAAATATCTTTTTATAATTCTCTAAATAAATCAAATTGGATTTCGGAGATGGACCGTTCCAAGATTTTCGTTTAGTTTTAAATTTCACAAGCCACCTTTATAAAGTTCTTCAACATCAACTATTTTCTTTTCCTGTTTTAAAGGATCTGTTGGAGGTAAAGCTTTAACTTCCAAACCGCTCTCAACAGCAATTTCATATTTACAATCTCTGATTTGTTCCTTTACATGGTCCTTTGCGTTTTCAAGAACCTCCATTAAGTGTGGAAAATTTTGAGACGTAATTCCGTATATGTAAAGATCATTAATACTTGCACAAACTCTGGACAAACCTTTGTAACGCTTGCCAATTCTCGCAAGCTTAGTGTCTCGTTCTGTAAATATTTCCTTCATATAATTTTAACCACTAGCGATTAGTAACGTTATGACTAGGAGCATTATCAATAGGATTGCTATGTTTATTCTCGGTTTCATTTTTTTCTAACCTGTATTTGATGTTATTTATTTTAATATCCGACACAGTGGCTTTAGCTTCAGCTAAAGGATTACGATCTGCATAGGCATCTTCGATATTCAAAAATGCCTGTTCTGTAAAAAATGCAGCCTCTCCAGTTTTTTTTTTAATTACCTTTTCCATCCGCCTCTTGATATGACTTCGATCTTTTCTCCTTTTTTAATATCTTCAACGGAGTCATGAAACATTTTGTCCATCGGATTAGATTTTTCATCTTGAATAGATGTGTCTAAATTTGTGACATCTTTTAAAGTTTCAATCAAATCAGCTTTCTGTTTTTCATCCATTAAAGAAACAGTATTTCCATTGTTGACTGTGAACCTGGTCTTAGGTTTATCGTTTGTTTTGATCATCAATAGTAATTTGTCATGGTCATTTTTTCTTACTCGAAGATAAATACACCATTTACAGCTCACGCCTGGATGTTGCTTTTCAAATTCTATTTCAAGATCATCAACTTCAATTATTTTCATTTGCGTAATTGCCTTTCAAAATGTTCTTTGTCCATCATTTCTATAGCCTCATCTTCAATATCATTGTCAGGACTTGCAGGTAGAACAGTATCTCTCCAATCTATTCCATCTTTTTTAAGATTGTCTTTTATCTCTTCCAACGGTGGAGTTAATGATTTTTGATGATTTTCAATAAAGGTTTCATTAACAATATCAGCAATATTAACTTTATAGATTCCGCACAGCTTGGTTAATTTATAAGCGCTAATTGTATTCCTGCCTTTTTCATACTTTTGCAGCTGTTGAAATGTAAAAGGAACCTGCTCTCCAACTTTTTTCATAGATAGTTTTCTAAACTTTCTTATGTATTGCAGGTTAGCTCCTACCATCGCATCAAATTCGCATTGTTTAGGTACTCTGGTTCTGGCTACTTTCATTTTTAACCTCCTTAGTAAAGCTATCGATTTGTTTTTGAACATTTGAAAAATCATAAGTTCTTGATCTTGCTGCTGTAGCTTTAAAGGCAGCTTCTGGCAATTCCTGCATGGTCATATCCATTTGCAAAAAGTAACCAGGTTTTCCTTCAACATTTTTTAGATGCCAAGGAGTCTTATCTAGTTTGCAGAATTTTCCTGTTGTTGGATCAAAAAATTTATTAACAGGATAGGATCTACATCTTGTTCGATATTTTTTATTATATTGTCTTGTCATAATATATCTCCGAATGGGTTGGTTAATTCATCTTTCAATTTCAAAATTTTGGATGATAGGTTAGCGATTAAACGTTGCGCCACTATAGGCTCTAATTCTAGGACTTCTCCGCAGGTGGAGAGTGTGTATAAGACATGATCAGGTACAACAGTAATATCCCATTTGTCCGTACTCATATTCTCATTAATATTAACCAGACTTTCAGCGAGGATTTGATCTTTTGCTTTTGCCTGTAAATTAGGTTTTTTATTTTTTGGAAAATTAATAATATTGTTTTGATTTCTTGGATAGAAGCTCATTTTTTTTGTTTTTTCCAATAGGCATCAATCCGTTTCTTAAATGAGTTACCTTTTTTAATTGTGTATTCTATTGGTCTAGCTTTTTTAGCTTGATCAACAGCTGCTTTAATAGCACCAACGGTTTGTTTTTTATCGGTGTTCATTTTTTTCGTTTTTTCATCCATTTAAAATATTTTCTAAGTTGATCTTCGCTAATAGGTTTTTGTAGTTCCTGCGCCTGGCGCAGATAAAGTTCTGCATCATCATACGAGTCAGCTTTATATTTATGTGAAATTCTAATTAGCTTGGCCTGTGCATACATCAAGGCAACTTGCCAAGGTTCTATTCCTAACCTGAGCTGGTCCTTCAACAGCACGTTCCAAGCAGCAGCAATTTTACTCATATTGCCGCTGAAGGATCCGTACTGTTTTTCCTTTACAGATTTTATGTCTTGCAATTTATCTTGCTGACTTTCCATCTTTTTTGTACTCGTCATGTGATTGCTTGATCAAAAATTCTGTGGTTTTACTAAGAGAGATTGGAAGCTCAAAACGTTTGTCCGCCAACTCTCTAAGTTTTTTGTAGGAGTCAATATTTATGGCTACTGATTTAAACTTATCCGCATCCATTTATACCTCCAACTTTGAAGGTTCAAATGCTGTAGCTTCAGCAGCTCTAGCAGGATCGCCTCCATCTTCTTCAAATGGTTCAACTCGGTACCAAGCATAGAACACAGTACCTTTAGCCATTTTGCCTTCGCCAGAAGCTTCTTTTTTATAGCCTCCTAGCCTTATTTTTTGTCCATTAAAAACACACGAGCCTTTAATATCAAAGCTCGTACTTTTTTCCTTGTTGGTATTTAAGAATACCATGCCAAGGTTTTTGCGCTCTTTTTTAGCGCCTTCGTTATTTTCCGACATTTTTTAATACTCCGTTTTTAGTCAGTTTGTTACGAGTAGCTGTAAATTTTTCAAGAAATCTTTGATAAGCTAAAGGATCGTTTTCTTTCAGATTTACGAAAGTCGCTTGATGATTTGATAGCCACATTTTATATCCGCCTTCGTGGTCGATTGACTCCAGACTTTTGAGTGCAGATTGCAGTTTATTATCGGACTGCTCACGAGCTAGAGAAACTTCTTCAGCGCTAGCAACGCTGTCGTTAATCAAACCAGCCATAGCAAGCGCTCTTCCAATAGCGGAAGTTTCGCAATTTTCTACGTAACTAGTTTGATTGATTCTGGTTGTTGCTCTTATCTCGTGAGCAGTTCCAGTTGACACATGCTTGCCATCAATAAAGATGTCAGCTTGCATCAAAATTTGCTTGTCATCGTGATGAATAACTTTAGTCACTATATCTAATGAAGTTCCTAAATTTCTTCTTGCAATGGCAAGACGTAAAGCAACTGTGGCATACGATTTGCCAAAGATACTTACGGTTTTTCCATTAAGAGATTTTTTAAAATCGTTAATGGTTTTTATCAGCTTAGACATATAAGACCTCCTAAAATTAGTGTTATTGTTAAAGTGATTGATAAAAATCTGTATAATTTCATTTGCTTTTCTGTACGCTCCATCCGAAGGTGTAGGCGAAGCTCCTCTCCAGGTGTCATTGCCACTAATCCATAATTCGAAAGAACTTCATTTTTCATAAAATTTCTTCTAACCTTGGATTCACTTCTGATCATATCTTTGGTCCACATTACTCTAGGTTCCATAATTGAAATGCTCTTTTTAAAAATTCTGGTCCAACATTCCAAAAATACGGATGCGAAAATCCAGGATCCGTATCAGCAACAATGTTTTGTATTATTTCTTCTCTCGTTAAATCGTTATAGCGCAGCAACATTCTTTCTCTTCTCTTTGCAACCGAAACTAATTTATTGAAATTCTTTTTTAGACCTTGTTTAGTTAGTCCAGGACAATTACTGGAATCATATATTTCGTAATCATCCGAACAGGCATAGATTAAATAGATTGGAAATTTGTAATCATAAACTGAAGAATAAAAAGCGCATTGTTGTAAATGATTTTCTGAAGGAGTAGATGGCAGCTTCGCCTTAATCAGCGAAAAACTGCCATCTTTTTTTTTGCGACCAAAGCGATCCCAGACAGTCTTCAATTCCACGATGAGGAACCCAGAAGAAGGATCTCCTGGGAAAGCATGAAATTCAAAATCAGTTCTACCAACCATAGGAATCATAAGATCCGAATGGTTAGATGAGATACACTTTTCGCAAGTTACTGCAGGAGCTGTATCTCTGTCTCCTGTCAGCTTTTCCAGCGCTAGGAAAATTTGTTTTACCGTTTGAGGTATCGTTTCTAAATAATGATCTTTTTTACATTGATCTTTTTCGTCATTGGGTTGGTAGTCTTTAAACTTTTCGATTGCCTTTTGAAGAGCGGCATCTTTTGTTAATTTAATATTTTTAGTAGGAAGTATTTTTTTTTGTAAATTTATTTTCCATAACACATCGGCTAAAACATCTTGCACAGCTTGACCGCAAGCTATTCCAGATTTCATCTGACTATTTGCAGGCAATCTATTTTTTTCTTCTTTTGTAAGTTCTAAATATTTAAAAATGAATGGACCGTCAGCCATTCCTAGAGAAGTTGGAGACCAGTGTGTTAGTGAAAGAGTTAGCGCAAACTTTGGTAAAACATTTTTCTCTTCAAGAGGATCTTTTAAAACTTTATTTAGCATATTGGAACTACTAATAAAGCCTTAGATATTATATGTAAATTATAATCTACGAAGTGTAGAGTATTATTTTATGCGTTGATCCTTCTTGGTACGATTAGATCCGATTGGAATGACACTACCTTTTTTGTTCTTCATGTGTTTCATAAACCATTCAACAAAAGCAACTCTTGGATATAAAATTTTATCTCCTAACCTAAAATGAATTGGACCTTTGTCAGCCAGTCTCCATTTTTTTAATGTGTTAATAGGAATTTGAAAATCTTTTTCAATGTCATGATCTGTTGCAGTTTGCTTTTCTTTAATCCAATCTTCAAACATTATTTAACATTCCTCTTAGTTAATTTAGAGAAAGGATGAATTTGCGCTAAAATATCTCTATCTTTTTTAAATGGATCCCAACCAACTCGAGCTTGCTCTTCTTGATAAATGCGTTCTTTTAATTTATTAATTTCATCTTGAATTTTTTTAGATTTTTCTTCTAATTTTCTTGATTGTATTCCAACCATTTGAGTTAATTTTAGTGCAGCGCTTTCTGCCTGTAGTCTTTCTTCTTCTCTGATTAAAACTGCAGGAAGTATTGAATCTCTCATTTTTGTTTTGTCTGTAATCGCTTCTGGATTTACTAAAGCAATTACTGGAGCAATTATTTTGGGATTAAAATTTTTTAAGATATATTTATTTTTATCACTTGCATAAGGATCTGGATTGATTAGGTTACTTTCACCTTTAACACTCTCGTATAAACCAAAATAATATTCATCTATTTTCATATCGGTAAATTCTACTGGTCCTCCAGCAACTTCGATAGCAACAATGGATAATTTATTTAAACAGTTATCATCTTTAGAAGTAGCTCGATAATAAAATGCTACCTGG